TCAAGTCCTATCAGGATACTTCAGGACAATACTTATGGAGTTGGGGTTACTGTTGCAACACCTAGTGTAAATGGGACTGCAAACTTTGATGGGACGACAAGGTCTATCCCGTTAATCGTTACTGCAAACGAACAGGTATATCCGTCTCTTGCATTGGAAACACTTCGTGCATTGAAAGACCAACCATCCTATCAAACTAAAATTACAGAAGTCGGAGTAGAGTGGGTAAGAATGGGTAGAGACAAACCTATCACCACCACTGCAACGAGTGATGTTATGGTATCCTATTGGAATAAATTCCAACGGGTTTCTGCAGTAGACTTACCTAATCTAAATCTTAATAATAAGATTCTTATATGGGGTTTGACTGCAGAGGGTTTGAATAATCCAGTTTCAACTCCAGTGGGTGTAATGTATCCCCATGAAGTGCAAGCGAACCATATCCAAACCTCTTTGTCAGGAGTTCAAATACAACAATCCTACTATCTTGGATTGCTTGAAGTTGTTCTTCTGTTGACAGTTCTTGTATTGATATTGGTGATGGTTTACAGGCTTCCCACAATTCTTTCGGGGATAATGAGTCTAACACTTGTAGGACTTCAAATCTTCGGGAGTTATTATATTTGGACTTCAGAGCTCGTTCTTTTCGATACCTTCTTTTCATCAATTGCCTCCTTGATTGTGTTTGGTCATGCCTCTTTCAATCAATACTATACAACTTACCAACTCAAAGAAGAAATCAAGAAGCAGTTCCAAAAGTATTTATCTCCCGACATGGTTAACCAACTTGCAGAAAATCCCGATTTACTCAAATTAGGTGGAGATAGAAAAGAACTTACATTCATGTTCATGGACATATGTGGATTCACCCCTATAAGTGAACACTATATGAAACAGGACGACCCCGAAGGATTGGTAGAACTCATTAACAAATTTCTTGACATGCAAACAAAGATAATCCTAAATAACAATGGAACAATCGACAAATACATGGGTGATTGTATTATGAGTTTTTGGAATGCACCTTTAGATTGTCCCGACCATGCCGATATGGCAGTCAAGTCTGCAATAGAAATTTTAGAAGCAACCAAGGAACTCAATGAAGAACTCAAACCGCTTAATCTTCCACCCATTAACGTGGGTATTGGGATTAACACTGGTGAGTGCATCGTTGGAAACATGGGGTCAGAACTTAGATTTGACTATTCCGTCATTGGAGATGCAGTCAACCTCGGTGCTAGACTCGAAGGACAAACAAGAAATTATGATGGGGTTGACGTGTTGTTGGGACACCAAACTTATCTCCAGTGTCCAAACCGAACATTCACAAAAGTTGATTCAATTACAGTTAAAGGAAAGACCGAACCAGTTATCGTTTACACTATCTGAACAACCTAGTAGGCTTCAGTGGACTACATTCTACACTCTACAATTGTTAGATGTCTATTCTACATATCGTGGACTTCAATACGATTGTGTTTATGAAATGAATCCGTTTGTAGGAGAGTCCCCCTCAGTAAGTAGAATGTTCTTTGTTAAGACTGCAATTCTTACTCCTGCTTTAGAAATGGATAGAAGAGAAGGTAATTTAACTGCAGAAGTCTTTAACGAAATGAACTTTCTTATGTCCGTAGTAGTTGCAAATAACCTTGACCAAGTAAGACAAGCAAGAAAATATTGCAATAAAAGATAAAACCCCCTTGAAATTTTAGAAAAAACCCATATAATAGATATATGGGTGTTATAAATACCCTTGTAAGAGAACTTCAAAAGAGCTCGGATTTGGAACTTGGATTGGGCAACGCCGACATCAAGTGACCCCATTTCTTCAAAAGAGCTCGGTTCTCTACACCTAATGCCCAATAGGGGTTAGGTAATAATATAAACTTGCTTAATAAAGGAGAAAACTATGACTATCTATGACGATGTCTTCGGGAAATCATTCCCATTCGCAATCGGGTTCGACAGAACTCTACAACTATTAGAACGTGCAGATACACATTCTAGTTCAAACTATCCACCTTACAACATTGTAAAAATCGATGAGGAAAATTTCCAAATTGAAATGGCAGTGGCTGGGTTCGATAAGAAAGAGGTTTCTATCTCTAAAGAGAAAGAGAAACTAATTATCGAGGGAGAACAAGATACTGAATCAAAAGAGTATGTCCACCAAGGACTTGCTTCTCGTTCATTCAAAAGGTCATTCACACTTGCAGACGATATAATCGTTAAAGGTGCAGATATGAAGAATGGTATTTTGGTTGTTAGTTTAGAGAGAATTGTGCCTGAGGAAGACAAACCTCAAGAAATCAAAATTTCTTAAAAACCCCCTTACAGATACACCTGTTATATTGTATAATGGGTGTATCTTTTTATATTATGGAGAAAAATATGTTAAACGTAGGAGATAAGATTCCACAAGTTATTCTACCCGTTAGAGTAGGAGACACTTTTGAACACTTAGATACATGGGAACAATTTGAAGGTAAGAGGGTAATTATATTTGCACTGCCTGGTGCATTTACACCAACTTGCTCAACATATCAGTTGCCTGGCTTTGACGAGAAATTCAGTGAGTTTAATGAAAAGGGAATAGATTCAATTTACTGTTTATCAGTAAATGATTCTTTTGTTATGAATGCATGGTTTGAGTCACAAGAAGTTGTTGACGTATTCCCACTTCCCGATGGAAACGGAGAGTTTACAGAAGGTATGGGTGCAAGTGTGCAGAAAGGAAACCTAGGATTTGGTATTAGGTCTTGGAGATATGCAATCGTTGTAAATGACAATGTCATTGAACACGTGTTTGCAGAAGAAGGATTCGGTGATAATATCGATTCAGACCCTTATGAAATATCTACACCCGAAAATGTCCTTGCAAACATCTAAACTTTATCAAGTCTTAAAAGATAATGCAAACGAAAAGAGATTGCCTATTATTGATGGTAGTCTCTTTGATGCATTAACTGAAGAACATGGGAGAGAATACTTCCGTGAGGTTCTTGCAGAATATATAGAAACTGAAAGACCCGAGTTTCCTCTAAAACAAATCTCTCATGAAGATATGAGAAACACCTTTAAAAAACTTTTAGAATATCCTGTTTGGAAGTTTATATACCCACACGAAAATTTAGAACAAGAAGTCGTAGAAAAATATGACGACTACAAATACCCCTATTCAGAATGGGGACATGGAATGGTCAATGCACCTTCCACATTTAATGACGCAAGTGATTACTTTATGCAAGATTTAAGATTGTCTTGTGACTCATATGGACATAGAGCTCCAATGAATGCATTTAGAGAATCAACTGCAAAAGAATTAAAATCACCTCTCGGTGCAATATGGAGAGGTGTCAATGATATCACAAAGGAAGTGTCAAAAGACGTAGACGGAAACGAAGTTATAAAACTTGTTGGCGGTTCATTGAAAGAAGATACTTACAGAATGGCATTCAGACTAGGAGCCTATATTGCAACACAATTTAAACCAGTAGTTGCAAAGTGTTTTTATGAAATGACTGATGCAAGAACTGTATTAGATACAAGTTGTGGTTGGGGAGATAGACTATGTGGATTCTTTGCAAGTAAAAAAACTACAGTGTATATTGGTTGTGACCCAAACCCAAACACCTTTGAAAGATATAAGAAACAATGTATAGAATATGAAACAATTCTTACAGGTCATGCACCTAAAATTACAGAAACCAAAGATAAGTTTATGTCAGTTGGTGAGAAGAGAGTTGTAATCTATAGAAGTGGTGCAGAAGATATACCTTACGAGAAATTCCCACCAATAGATTGTGCATTTACTTCACCACCATATTTCTCTACAGAGACATACAACAAAGGTGGAGAACACGAAGAAGACCAATCATGGAGTAAGTTCTCAGAATACGAATCATGGAGAGACGATTTCTTTTTACCAGTTTCTAGAAAATCATTTGAAGTGTTATCAGATAATGGACACTTATTGATTAACATTATGAATCCAAAGATTAAAGGTAAAATGTTTCCTTCATGTGACGAAGTCGTAGACGACTTGAGACCACACTTCAAAGGTCAGATAGGAATGAGAATCATGCAAAGACCTCAATCCTCTACTGCATTTTTAGAGAAGTGGTCAGAGGTCAAAGGTGAAAATGATAGTAAACAGGTATCTGATAAAGAAGGAATAGATAGAACTGCAATGCAAGACTTTATGAAAAAGTTATACATGGAAAATGTATGGTGGTTCTCAAAAGAAAATAAAGATTTATTCTTACCTAATAAACACAATTCATTGGAGAGTTTCTTTGGGTAATACACCACTATTTGACGAAGGTGTTTATTGTGTTGTTGACAATAACAAATTAAACATGTCAGGCATTCAACTTACTAGTGGAATATGGGAAGGTCTCATATACACATATGGTAAAGTAGAATTTGTAGAAGGTAAGAAACACTTAAACTTTCAAAGGAATCTTATCAAAGTTCCCGACAATCATGACTTTGAAGAACTCCTAAATAATACCGAACTTAATAACCTTATGGGTGACATATTGGTTGAATTAATAGAAGAACAAGCGAGGAAAGAGAATGAACAAAGAGACATTGAAGGAACAGATTAAACGACACGAGGGAGAAGTCCTTGAAGTTTATGCTGATTCACTAGGATATTTAACACTAGGTGTTGGACATCTAATCAAAGAAGGTGATGCAGAACATGGACAACCTGCTGGAACTCCAGTAAGTCAAGAAACTGTTGATGCATACTATGAAGAAGACTTTGACAAACATGTAGAAGAAACTATTCATGTATTTGAATCAAAAGGTGGAGAAGATTTCTATGCACTACCCGAAGACATTCAACACGTTCTAGTCAACATGACATTCAACTTAGGTGGAACAAGATTTAGTAAGTTTAATAACATGTGGAAAGGTGTTGTTGCATGTGACTGGGAAAAGGTTGCAGTAGAAATGGAAGATTCTAAATGGTTCGGACAAGTGGGGAGACGTTCAGTCGAACTACAGGAGATGGTAAGAAGTGTCTAAAGTAAAATGTATAAGACTGGATACTGGAGAAGTTCTAATTGGATTCGTTGAGAGAACCATGTTAGGAAATTACAAAATCACTGATGCACAAATTTGTTTAACAAATACAGAAGACGGAAAGTATGAAGTTAATCTTGCACCATGGATTCCGTTTGCAAAAGAATACACATTCGTAATAAACAGTGACTTAGTTCAAACAATATTTGAACCAAGACCACAACTTGAAACCAACTTTAAAGTTGCAACAGGTAATAAAGTAAGAGGTAAATAATGGGAAGAGAAACACTATTAAAAGCACTAATGAGTCAGTATCAAGGTGAAATGGATATTGCAATGGCAAACATTGAAGTATACAAAAACAATCCTGCTGGTATTGGGGAACACCCTGATGTTGCACAAGCCATGGATACTCAAATCGAGAAACTTGCAGCTGCAAAAGAGAAGTATGATGTCACCTACGACATTTTACACGGAAAAAGTAATCTTACTACCTTGACAGAATAGACCCCATTGTAGTATAATAACTACATGGATTTCTATACTAACGTATGTCGCACAAGAGACAAAATTCTTGTGAAAGGGTATAAGAACGGAAAGCAACAAAAACTATCTGTATCTTATAGACCCAATCATTATATCCCTTCTAAGAAGGGAGACACCCCATTCAAATCATTAGACGGAAGGTCACTAGAAGTAGTGAACCTAAACTCTATGGGTGGTGCAAGAAAGTTTAGAGAGAACTATGCTGGAACTCATGGATTTGAAATCCATGGATATGACCGATATATCTATACCTATATTGCAGATAAATTTCAAGGTGAGATAAACTGGAATCTAAAACACATTAAGATTGCAACACTTGATATTGAGTGTGAGTGTGAAGACGGATTCCCCGAACCAACCCTTGCAACTGAAAAGGTCAATGCAATTTCAATGAAACCACTTGGTAAAGATACACATGTCTTTGGTATCGGGCCTTGGGAACACAACAGAACAGACGTAGTCTATTACAATTGTTTAAATGAGATTGACCTTTTGACCCAGTTCGTTAAATACTGGAGACAAGAGTGGTTCGATATTATTACAGGTTGGAATGTAAACTCTTTTGATATTACCTATCTCTGTAATCGTATTGACAGAATACTAGGGGAGGGAGAACATAAGAAACTCTCACCATGGGGTCAATGTGATGTCAGAGAGTTCATGTCTACTTATGGTCAAAGACAGATGATATTCAATCTATATGGTATCAATGTTCTTGACTATCTTGAAATATATCGTAAACACACATTCGTAAATCAAGAATCATACAAACTAGAAAATATTGCACAAGTAGAACTTGGAACAGGTAAACTAGATTATTCAGAGTATGGAAATCTTCATACACTTTACAAACAGGACTATGGAAAGTTCTTAGAATACAATGTCAAAGACGTTGTCCTTGTTGAAGAACTAGAAGACAAACTAGGTCTATTGGAACTAACACTTGCAATGTCTTATAATGCAAAGTGTAATTACAATGACACAT